ATGGTGTTCCAGCCACATCAATGTTTGCAGGTGGTGGCTCATCTATACCAAATGTTGAGATTCACATCCATGCTACAAGCAACGTGGACTTGGCTAGAGTGAGGATGGAAGTGGAAGCGGCTTTGGCTAAGACCCTACTGCAAGCCCAGAAACAAAGGGGTGTCTACTAATGTCCAATACAATCAACTATGTAGTAACATACGACTCTGACATTAGTTCTTACACTATCCCTACAACGACATCCCTTCTAATGATGGTTAATAGCGTTCCCGTTGCGATTCCGATAACCAATATCCAATTCCAAAGGAACATTGCTCCTTCAGAAGACAACGCGACTATCACGCTTGCAGGGATACAGAGGATTCAGTCGGCCAGAGAGGTCTACATCTATCGCATCAACTCTGATGGAACCTACACTCTCAAGTTTAGAGGGATGACTACAAATCCAGAATATGATGTTTCAGATGCAGAACTTGTAACCACCGTTCAGGTCAACAGCCTATGGTATATGCTTGCAACAAGGCTTTTCCAGATTGCTGGCAAGAGTCCACCGCCTCTCCAACCCAACACCAACCCCTATTTGGTGTATCTCAATCCGACATTGGGATTGAACTTTGGACAACTTTGGGCAGACATCCTCACCTTTGCTTTCCAAGAGTCCTACTCTACAGGGCATCTTCCTGTGCTTCACTTGGCCAATTTGCAAGACGATGGAATGGTCAATCAGACTATCCCATATCTTACCGACTTTGATTACGTTGTAGTCAATGATAACATGAATCTTCAGTATCAGTCGGTTTCTGCTACGGTAGACAGATTGGTAACGTCTGCCCTTTTCAACGCCAATGAGAGTTCACCCTTCCTTACAGAATATCGGATGGACATAGGAGACTTTCCCTACGCCATTCCGCCCCGTCCAGCCGGGTCTTTAGTTGATACCTTCACACCCAAGATACCCACTGCAACAGTGATGCTTTTCGACCCTGTTCATAGCAAACTAGGCAATGGCCAGAACAGGACAGGGATAAATCTAGGAGATAACTCTCTTGACCCTGAATGGGTTACTGGCGAATGTGGGGTCACTCCTTCAGGTCTGACTCCTGATGAACTCACCTTTCCGATGAGTTACATCGAATTTGGAGTATACAATGGCTATTGCCCTGTAGACACTATAATCTTTTCTGAAGGCGACAATTTCGTTTCAATCAAACTCACCTATGACTATCTCGTAATGAACAACAGTTACGTCCTTACAGGTGGGAGTTTCCAAGGCTCAGATGTGGTTGCCCTTCCGATAGACAACCAGAGGAGCATCGCTGAATTTGGTCTGAAGCAAACTCAGCAGTCACTTCAGAATGTGGTAGACCAAGGGGAAATCAAACGCTTCGTTGGGACGAGCATCAACTTCTTCCAGCATCCCATTCCTAACATTGTGATAAAGCCCGATTACGTCTATTTTAGCCAGCACACTATGTATGCAGGAGACTACATCCTAGTTAACGCTCCAAGCCTTGCAGGAGTGATGGAAGATAGCAATGGACAACTTCTAGAGGGGTCTTATGGGCCAGCCTTCGACCCAGTGACCCACAAGCCCATCATTGTGACAGCCGCCTTCACTGCCCGAATCAAGACCATAGATACAACGTGGAATCCAACAGATGGTGAAGACATCACTCTTACTCTGTCCTTCCCTGTTCAGAACGTCCCAATAGATTCGTTCTATTGGAATCCGTCTGGCAATAACCAATTGTTGGGGTCTCCGGGTGGGGCAATGCAGTTCATGTATACCACAGTTCAGCCAGCCGCAAAAACCATGTTGGGAAGAGGCCGACAAGCAGAAGGGGCGGCTACCTATCAGAGTGGCGAAGACTTCATTTCTAGTAGGAACAATCCTTTCAATGAGACAGTCTCGGATTCAGGAACCGCACCCAACATACATCCAAGTGTGGCTCACTTTGATGTTCCAATGTATTCTCAATTCGTTCAGAACAATGCGAATGTCATAGTCAATGACTCGCCTTCTTTGCCTTCTACGATAGAGAAAGTAAAAGGAGACGACATTCTAATCTATCAGTTTGGTATTGAAGTTGATACACCGAACACCGCACCTAGCAATACGACTTCTGCCCCAAGCGCGGTCTATCTGACGGTTCTGCAACCAGATGGAATGGCCATAATTGACACGATAGTTAGTCTCAATCAGATGACTAACATCCTTTCGCTAATCTCAAAGTCCCATAAATGTCCGGTTTTTGGAACGACAACAGCATCAACTTCACCAACAATGTTGCATGATACTTTTTTGAGTCTTGTTCCTGACTCCTTGATTGGCCTTTCTCTGGTCTATACTGATGGCCCCGCCAAAGGCCAGAGTCAAACAATTGTCTCAAATACTTCAACCACAATAACGACTGCCGCATTCAGTCCTGTGCCAGATGCTAGTGGTGACACTTACCAAGTCAACAGTGCTTCGGCTCCCTTCCTTACAGACATGGAAGGAAACGCCAACTTGAGTGGAAGATACGAAGTTCTGATTCGTAATGCGAGTGCGGCAGGTTGGTGTCCAGACCCCATTTTCATGACCATCCCCAAATCACCTATTGCTACACCTGCTGTTTCTGGCACTAATCTGGCTTTGGCATATATTGTTGTCCCTACTAGCGATGTCCCTGTGAACTCCTCTACTCCGGGCAATGTCCCGATTGGTCTAACGAAATGGGTAACGATAGTCACTAATACTGCGCCTGACACTGACGCTGTTACTGTTACTTGGGACGCTGTAGCGGGTGCGGGTGGTTACAATGTCTATCGCAACGACCTTCCACCGTTCTATCCACCGCCTGACCCACCCGACTATATGAGTGCCTATTGGTTTGTGGGTAGTTCTACCAGTCTTTCTTATGTTGATACGACTGGTTTGGGTGGTGGCGATAACGCTCACAATCCTTTTCCACCGCTTCTCACCACACTTCCAACACCTGCTACTGGCCCTAATTTTGCTACCACTACCAACTATGAGTATGCAGTAACGGCAGTTGATATAGGTGGGAACGAGAGCGTCTGTTCAAGTGGCGGAACTTGGAACGCTTTGGGCCAGAATACTTTCCAGCCACCTGTGGCAAACACCACTGTAAATGGTAATAGTGGGCCGGGGTATCCGCCTCTCAGTAGGATTTATGTGGTTTCGACTGGCTCATTTTATGTGAATACTGGAATAGTGATAGATTCAGGTGGGCCAAGACAAGAGTATAATGTAATCACTGACATTCAACCCACATATCTGACTCTTCAAAACAATCTGACTTACACGCATCTTGCCGTAGATGCCGACACTGTTGCTTCGATGATAACATCTATCCAGATAGAGTGGCCACCCGTTCCGAATGCAGTGAGTTACAACGTCTACAGAGACGACTCTCCTTCAGGCACAGCCATCCCTACCCAATTCTACTTGACCAATACGACTGACACTATCTTCGTAGATGATGGAACTTACGCTCCAAGTGGCTCTCAGAACCCGCCCTATTATTACGCGCTAACGCCGAGTATCCATACTTACACCGTCTACACCAATTACGCCTTTTTGCAAGACCCCAAGCACACTCAGATTCTCACCAGTGGTGGGTCTAATAGCCCCGCTTCTTCTATCGTGTATGACCCTACTCAACGGAGAGTCTACCAGACTCACGGATATGTGCCGCCGTAGAGACAACCTTTATAAGTCTAGAAACCCCTAAAATCTTAGTATGGTCGCTCCCGTAATCTCGAATGTGTTTCAGATAGGCGTAGACAATGCTATGATTACAGTGCCTCAAAACTACATGGTTCCAGCAAACCCGCCTTGCACGCCTAGTCCACCTACCGACTCAAGCCAACCAACCGACACTCAGAACACGACCACGAAGGACAGCGTTACAATCTATCTATCGGCCATCAAAGGATTCGACCTTCCTCTACAGATGTCCTACTACATAACTAGGATTGATACCTATGTAGACCCCAATCTGCCTTCTGAAGATGCGACTACTGCTGAATGGGAAGGAGTGATAGGGTCATCGCCCACAGATTTGAGCACTGGCACACCTTGGACAAATCTTCTTGAGCCTCTAGACAATGGATGGACAGGGCTATTCACTTGGACACTCCAAGCCAATTCTGGCAATGCTCTGAATACCTATGTGGCCCGAAACTTCAGAACGCTTTGGATAAACCCCAGAAAGACTGGTGGTCTCATCAATCCCAATCATCCGCCTTCTTATCAGGTCAACATCTTTGCGACTGATATTTCGACCACACCCAATACTTATGCCGCTTGCAGTTTCACGCTTGTAGTCTTGCCTAGCGTTGCAGATTATGGATTGGGCGTGACAGAGACGATTCTTCAAACAGATAACACTACAAAACTCTTCGGCAATTCTGTGGTGCTGAAGCAGAATGGCCATTCGATTAATAACTATGCCACTCTCTATTTCGACTTCTATCCGCTTGAGAGCACCGCTACCGATATGATACCTAATGTGACTTTCTCACCTATTGGTATCACCTTCGAGACTTCCATTCCTCTAACCAATGCGAGTCCGTATCCTCTTCCTTCAACGTCTGACATGATAGACTGGTATTACAGCACCATCTCGACTGTTCCCTCTGGGTCTTTCTATCTGAATCCTCATTCTGGTTCTTCTCATGCCCCTGAGTATTCTCAAGACCCGCCTTCAATCTCATTGGCCAGTGGGCTTACGAGAGACATCGCGGTTACTCCATCTGGCAATCCTGTCAAAGTCACGCTTTATCTGCGTAATGCTCTTTCCACTTCTAATCCAAATCCTGTTTTGTTCAAGTTGACCGGAACTGATGCAAACGGAGCCACTGTCTCAGCCTACACTGTAGTAACGTGGGACGGGACTTAGGTGAGAGAATGGCCTCTACTACAATCCCACTTGGCCTTGAAATAAGGCGGCTCTGTTGGAAAGACGATTCCTTTAGACAAGCCGACCATGAGTCTCAATCAATCTATAGTGGGTCTCCTGTTGGAACACTTGGATGGTGGGATAATACCGTTGGAAATGCCATCACTTTCTCCAATACTGGTAGTATAATTAGCACGACTGGAAGCCCTCTCTATGGTGGGGTGGTCACATATGGGGCTATGGGTCTTGTCCACAGTTCTGCTGTTACGAATGGGGATGAACTCTATCTTCCTGCGGGTAGTGTCGAAGTGGAGAAGGACTTTCCTGTTGCCATTCCAGCCAATATCATTGCATCTCTTCGACTCAGAGCAAGGAACATAGGCAGTTCGACTACTCTCACTATAACGCCTCTCACATTCATAGGTGGGGTGTGGGTCACTATGGCTCCATACACAATCACTTTGGCTTCGTCTTTGTATACCCACTACACCTATCCAATCGTTCCAGCATCCAATATCTATGGAATCAAGATGTCATGCGACAATGGGGCTGTCATAGACTATGTGGCTCTGGGGTCGAGCGATTACATCAATCAGGGTGGCCAAAGTCTGAACATCACCATACCCAAGAAAACCGACTCTCAGACCGTTTCTAACGATATAGACATCATCCAGCAGTTGGGCATCTCAAGTAGGAGCAAGGCTGTGATGATACCGAAGATTCCGACAACGGCCTATGGATGGTTAGAGGATAAAATGTATAGAAGCATTCCTATGGAACTTCTCACTCCTACTCAGCAAGCCACTGGATACCTCAGTGATGTAAAGAGGCACTCTGAGGCTGGATGGGTCGGGAACCCCATTCCGACCACAGACTCTCTTGCTCTCACTGCTCAAGGACAGCAGTTGTATGATGTTTCCTTTTCTCTGATAAAGTCGGATAGTGAAGTGAATATAGACCTCACCTGTCCTGTGATTCCTTAGTAGAACAGATAGATATATAAGCCACCGAAGTCCTCTTTTACTCAATGTCCCTAAATTGGCAGGTCTCGATTCAACCATGCACCCCTGCTGGCGTTCTGATAGGAACTGCGGCTCTCAATCTAGAGGTCATCTCCTTTGATGAAACAAGAAAGGCCAAACTTAGGACTTATTCGCGTGCTCAAGCCTATTCTGATACTTCTTTGATAATTGGGGCTTATAACAAGGAGTTCACAATGACTATCGCGCTTCCACAACAGTTCACTCTTGATGGTGGCGGTATTCCTCAGTATGGCGGAGAGGACATCGAGAGTCTGTTGGACGCTCTTCGGTATCAAGACCAATGGCTGATAGATGCAAATGGAATTGGAAGACAAGTGAGAGTGACGAACATTAGTGATGTGCATACAGGTGGCCAGCCCTACTACTACACGATGGACATATCTATGATTGCGGTGAACAACTATGAGCATCCTGTCATACCCATAATCACCAATTTGAGCATTATTGGAACGACAACCAACACCTTCGCTATCCATGATGGCTATCAGAGAAAGGCGTTCTATGCTCAAGGCTTGTGGTGGGCCTTCTGGTATACCGGAACAACGGTGGTCTTTTCAACGTCATCTAATAGGACGACTTGGGCGGCAACAACCACAGTAGAGACGTTTCCAATAAGCGGATTTGGATTAGCGGTCTGGTTCGATGGAACCTATGTGTATTACATCTCTGTGGGCAGTGGGTCGAATGGCATCCGTTGGAAAAGAGGGACACCGACTGTTGGCGGAACAATCACTTGGACTGCTACTCAAACCATTGCGTTCACAAACAATACGAGTGTTCCGATGACAATAACAGACTCAGCAGGAGCGAGTTGGCTCGACTGTTCTAGTAACGGTGGTGGTAGTATAGTCTCAAAGAACGCCCATTCAGACGGAACGTGGCTAAACGGAACTCCTGCAAACTATGAACCGACTGGCCTTTCCAATGTTTGTAGATTAGTAATCGTCCCTCTGCTCTCTGGAAAGGTGGGTGTTGTGTATACTTATCTCAATGGTTCTGTCATCTGTATGAATGTCCAAGTCTGGAATGGGGCTTCATGGAACAGCCCAATTTCGCCCACTGCCAATGTCATAACTGATGCCCCTTCGTTTACAGCCGTGTCTATTGGTGACATAATTCATGTGGCCTTCTTAACAGGAACGCCTTACAACATCGTCTATGCACAATACGATGCGGCCTCAAACACCCTTGTCTCTGAGCAAGTCCTTCTTGCCACTAACGATGCTAACGCAAGGCCGACCATCAGCAAAGACTCAACTGGTAGAATCTATGTGTTCTATCCTGTTTCAGCAACGAGCACTATCAGGTATCTTGTGCGGCTTACTACAGGAGTCTGGTCTACCGTTCAATCGTTCCAACCTGTGGTCGGCGCGTTCCCTTCCGACAACCGTATTGAAGCCACTTGGGACGACACTGGCGGCTACATTCAAGTCTTGTTCCTTGCTCTATTGAGTGGCCCAACGTATAGGGTATGGAGTGGATTCTTGTCAACCACATAGACTAGAATCCTTATAAACCAGAAGGGGATATATCCCCATATATGGACTACTACCTTGTCGGCACAATAGCATTCGGAGTGGGAGTCGTGGTTCTGACTCTTCTAGTCATAGGTCTCATGGGCTTGCTAAAGGACGTTGTGAAGCACCAGAGGCTTCTGCTGGCCAACTACAAGGCCGACTTGGAGATGGTTATGCTCAACGTCCATGATATGGACGAGTTCTTCAAGACGAATCAAGAGGCCATAAAGAAGGCCGACCAACAGCCAGTGGAGACCTATTACATTACCTAAACTAGAGGGTCGTCTGCTTCGTCTTTTCCTTGGTTGGCTTCTCTTTCTTATACTTGGTGATGGCTTCGATGATGCCAAGTCTCCACACGATGGGGTCAATCTGCTTCGTGACATACCACTGGTAGTCTATCTCTCCGGGCTTGACTAGGTTGATGAGTTTCGGTATGTTGTTTCCTGTCATGTAGTATTGGACGACCCCATATTGCACCATGTCGTTGGGAACCCACCCTGTCTCAGTGGCATTCTTGAAAGCCTTAACGTGCTGTGGAATCCCTGCTTTGTGCATCTTTCCAGACTTGCCCATCTTCTCCTTTCCATACTCTAAGACATCCTTGCTCATGTGCTTCTCAAGCACTAGCAAGGGGTCATACCGCCCTTTGTAGAGGTTGACCTTCGTTACCTCATAGAAGTTCAGCATCCTCTCCTTTGGAACCCCGTTGACTTGCATCTTCTTCAGAGCCTCTTGAAGCATCTGGGCCAGTTCAGTCCAATCTCCTCTAAGGGTCTCCATCCCGGCCTCTTCAAACCTATTCACCACTTCTCCGGTCTTGTCTCTGTGGACTATGCCGTAATACTTCTTCTTGGCCTTCTCACCCTTTGTGCTTCTGGGGAACCCTATCACCTTCCAGTGGTTCTCAAGTCCGAACTTGATGTTGTCCATGTTGTAGGTGCGCTTCACGAAGTCGTTGATTAGGTTGTGAATGGTCTCCCTCTCTTCCCACGTTCCATGAACGAAGATGGAGTCTGTGTCCATGTAGTAGACCACATAGCCCAGACTTCTCAGGAACTCTGCCGTGTGGGTGAGGATGTCTCTTCCATGAAAGCAGGTCTGGTCTGAGACCTCTACCGCTTTGAATCTGTAGAAGGTGCTGGCGAAGATGCCGTAGAGGGCGTTGACCGAAATCTTGTAGGCCCACCTTTCTACCTTGTCTTTAGCATTGCGTTTGCCAGCCAAGAGGTCACGGACTATAGGTTCTATGAGGTCGAAGTGGCCTTGCGGGGCCAGTTTGTATGCAAGTATCACGTTGGGATACAGGGAATCAACATCGAACTGAAGCACGTTGTCGAAGAACCCTCTCTCGTAGACTTCGACCCATGCTCCTGTATATTTGGGTCTCTGGTTGTATCCACTCTTGCAGGGCAATACATATCCTAGTTTGTGTGCATATTTCAAGAAGTATTGGTCAAGGACAGGGGTGACTGTGATGGTCTTCTTGATTGGGTGGACTCCGAAGATTTGGTCTGGGAAGATGTGACCCTGTTTCGCCATCTGGATACAGACCTTGCTATAATCCTTGGGCGCGTTGGTTAGTAAGTTCTTGGCCGTGTCTATCATTTCTGTGACTTCTGCATCCCACAGCACCCTCTCCTTCAGTTGCTCTGTTGGGAGTAGACTGAGCCTTGTGTTGGTAAAGGGCTTCTTCATGTCAAAGAACCTCTTGCCCACCTTCTCTAAAGACCACTGGCTTCGGAAGTTCTTCTCCATGAAACGGTAGGCCAGCGAGAGGTCTAGGAACCTAGTCGAATTGTAGTCGAATCGCACGTTGCTGTAGGCCATTCTCTTCATAAAGAAGGGAACGTCCCAGAACTTGCTGTTCCAACCCTTCATCAGACCAATCTTGTTCTCTCCGATGAAGTCCACTGCGCCTTGTAGGATGCCCTTTTCTAGCCCTGTCCAAGCATACTTCTGTCCCTTGTAGATGATGCCTATAGCCGTTATCGGGACGTTGGCCGTCTCTGGGTCTGGCTTCACTCCTGAGTCGTCCTCTTCTGTGTCCCATGAAGCCACATTCGGATAATCACCACATACATAATCGTTGTCCAGCATCCATACTCCTACATACTTCTTGTCGGCCTCATAGACGGACACGCTCTTCGCCTCTTGGAAGTTCCTGAAGAACTTGACGTTCTGAGGCACGTTGAAGGTGTATCTCTTCACGTTCTCTCCTGTGTCGAAGGTCTTGAAGTCCGTCCTCTCCATCTTGGCTTGCGTCTGTATCTCGTTCTTGGACGGCGCAAAACAGTAGGGCAGAGGCGTGGGGTCTATGACCTCAATCACTCCGTTCCGGTAGACTTTCATCTTGACCTTTCCGACTTCAGTGAAGTAGTTGGCCGACTCGAATGGTATCATCCTATCGCCCTCTCTATGATGGCCCACAAATCGGGGTCGTTGGTCATAAGTGTTTCCTGTTTGGGTGGCTTGAGGCCACCTTCGATGGTCGGCACATAGTCCACATATTGCTCGACCTTGCTAATGACAGCAGGGCAGGGCTTCAGTTCGTCGCACCCTTTCAAGTATTCTGTTATCAGTTTTATCGCGCTCTCTCTGTCCATCTTCAGGATGCTTATGGTGTAGGGAGCCAAGACGAGCCAGAGGAGCCTATTGCGGCCATCTGTGACGGGCGTGAGAAGGAGTTTCGCTATGTAGGTATAGCCCTCACTACTGCCACCACTACTGCTACTCTTTCCAGACTCTACTTCCTTGTGGAATTGGGCCTTGAATATCTCTGTGTTGAAAGGGTCATCGCTCAAGATTCCTTCGCCTCTTGTCTCTCAGCCTTTTGCTCTTCTTTCACGACCTTGAGTTCTGCGGCTGATGTTCTGACAAAGCCCTTATCAGTGATGAGAAGGTTATACATTTTGCCATAGTCTGGAAGAGTCGGAAATCTCATTACCCAGACTTCTCTCGCACCGTGAGGCGTTTGCTTCGGTTTGAAGCCATACAGCACTTTGGTATTGTAACCCACTGCTCCACCACCCTTCTCATGGAGTTCCTTCTCAATCATTGTGGCTGTGAAGGGGTCTGTCGGGTTGTTGGTGATGTGGTTGGTGGTCATGATATAGGTGCTCTTCTTGACCGATTGGCCGTATCTGGTGACTAGGCGTTGCATGGTGTTGAGGAACGTCTCTTCAAGTTGCGCTCTGATGTTGAAGTTCTGTCTCCCACCGCTTATCAGTTCGTCAAAGGGGTTGGTGAAGGAGTCAACCACGATGTAGCGTATGTCGTGCGCGTTGAGCATCTTGACCAGAGGCGAGTTCTCAGTGTCCACTTTGATGGTCTTGAAAGCGAGTGTGCTACCCTTCTGTTTCTCCTCTGCGTCCTTCTTTGCCTTTTCCTCTCTCTTGGCTCTGTCTTCTGGGGTCTCTCCCTTTATGTCCTTCAAGGGCTTTGGTGTGGACACGCTTGCTTCGGTGATTATGACCTTTCCCTCTTGTCCAATGAAGCGCATCATGTCTTCAGCAGTCGGACACCATACCCAATGAATCACTGGCTCAACGCCATACTTCTCGGTAAAGACCTTATCCCACCCCGGATGCTCGTCTATTGCAATGGTGAACATGAAGTCGGTAGGCTCTTCTGTCGAAATCCACAGAATCTCACCGCCTTCTTCTTTCACTATCTTGAAGCCCAACTCACGCGAGTAGAGGCTCTTTCCCGTTTGCTTCTTGCCGCACGTCCCCATTATGATGAAGGGAACCATCGGTTCATCTAACTCAAGGAATTTCATGTGACTACCTTCGGGTTGACACTATTTAAGGATTCTTAGTTCGTTCTGTAAGCGTAGTAGTCCTTTCCGAGTTCCACTTCATCTCCGTCATATCCAGCGATGACCGAACCGCGCCCGTCTGACTCGATGACATACTTGGCTAGTTTCGTGGAATCAACCTGTGCGAACTGTTTGAAGGCTTCGTCTCCGAACTCTCTAATATACCAGTCAATGATGCTGTCGTTGCCCTGCCAGTCCTCTCTGAGTTGGTCGGCAAACTCCTCTTCTGAGGCCACGTTCTTCTTGGCCATCTCCTCATCCAGTCTGGTCTCGAACTCTGGGTCGCTTGACGGCTCTTCCCTTATGTTCTCGATATAATTGTCAACCGATTCGGATAGGGCGGTCTCGAAGTCGTCCTCATTCAGCACAAAGTCCTTCCATTCTACTGAGAAACCCTCTTGTCCCGTCTCTTCAAAGGTATCTACAACGCTCTGTTCTGCGAACTCATCGGCCTCTTGGTCGTTCATGATGAACCATGTCTCATGGCCTACTTCGACTTCAACATAGGGAGAGGGGTCTACGTTGTGGATGTCGCCAACATTGTAACCTAGATGGTAGAGCAACTGCACTATAGCCTCAAGATGAGGCGCATCTACGTCTGGGAATCGGTCTTCCATCTCGCTTGTGGCGACCTTTCCTTCTGCTGGCTTCGGTGTTTCCTCTGGCGGCTCTGCCATAGACAAACTATAGCCAAGCGGTCTATTTAAAGGCTTGCAGACGAGCATGACGCAATGTTTATAAGATGACAAAACCATAGGGTGGAGTGACAAGGGGAAGTTCCGAAGGGTGGGGTTTCTCCACTCAGGAACCCTGAGTAACTTGTGCCACCGCGTTTGTGGTAACGGTTTACTTGGGCGCATAGTATCCTTCGAGTCGTCCACGTTCCGACTGAGTGACTGAATGACGGAAGACCGACAAGGCATCCGCCGTAAATGACCTGCGGCACAAGTGGGGAGTGATGACCTCATTCGGGGCCGCCGGGGTGGATTCATCTCCACCCCGTATTCATATTCAACTTGTCTCAAAATCCTTTTATAGTGTGTTTGGTAGGGATAGAGTAATGTCTGAGAGCAATCGTGTTTTGAATACGTTTCAACAGATTCGCGCCCTCTATCAGAGGTCTGATGTTGAGAAGACACCAGAAGGAATCACGATTAGCGTGGGAGCGAAACTCTACATCGCCTACCCCACTACGATTGCATCGCCAGTCTACATCGTGGACACGAAGAACATCATCCACAGCAAGAAGATTTCCCTACCTCTGATGGAGATGGACATCAAGGCGTTGGATGAGATTTTCGACCTGAAGGACAGGGACTACATCACGAAGCGGATAGGAGACGACCCACGAATCAAGGGGTGGGATGACTTGGGACTTTACACCTTTGGGACGGATTACTCGTTCAACGACCTCACTTTAGGCAAGTGGCTCGATGTCTCAACTGGACAGGTGACGGAAGAGTGGACTAAACTTCTGGCCGACATCATAGAATACAACTGTGTCCGAGACCCTGCTCTGGCCCTCTCCAACAAAGCCACTTTGCCAAGAGGCTATGTTATGAGGTATCAGCCGCACGAACTTCAAATCACGCCACCTAATACGGGCAAGAGCACGTTCTTTGAACTCATAGGCAAGAATGTGGATAAGGCCACTAAGAACACCCTGTTGGGTTCTGTCAAGTGGACAGACGACAAGGCGGCTGGATTGTTCGCTGACCAATACTTTGCGCTTGCCATAGACCAGATAGAGAGCCAGACCATAGAGAACATGGCTGGATTCCTTCTGGGTCATCTAGAATCTGGAAAGTCCAGAGTAGCGGGTGGCGGTGGGGAGATGATGGTTCAAGGCGCGTGTCCCTTAGTCATAACGGCCAACCCACTGGCTTTGTCTGGAAGTCATACCGCAATTATGCGCGACATCTTGGGCTTCCTCTGTCGTAACAGTTATGCTATGGGCAGAAGGTTCGGCATCATAAACTATGGTGGCTATGCTCCATTGGTGGACAAGGGCTATGATGATGTCGAGCATCGGAGATTGGTCGAGACCTATAGGGCTTTAGAGGAGAGGCTGACCGACACCCTTCAGAAGTTCTGGCTCCATCCCAAGATTAAGGCGTATTGCAATCAGCCCATCTATGACCCGTCTCTCTATGACAAGATAGAGGCGTGCGACACGGTAGAGGTTAGGTCGTTCTTCTTAGCCCATTACGCCCATTCATATCCCCATCTTAGAGGCGGTGCTCTGAACTGCGCCTTGTCCGACAATCTGCCCAAACTGGCGAAGATAGACGTTCTTATGATGGATGACTTGGACAAGATAGTGGACGACATAATCGAGAAGGCCAACGAGTATGCTGAACTGCTTAAGGTGATAAATATTGCCAGTATCGAATACACCCTCTCCTGACCCCTTCTGGTGGCGGCAGTATAGCCCTTTCTTGGGTTACTGTCCTCAATGTGGAGCAGACGGTCTTGTGATTGCGGCAGATGGATTCATATGGTTCGACTTCCTCAGTTACGACATTCCTTTTGCCGAATGGAAGTGTTGGATGTGCGGCTTCGTTGTAAGGAACCCAACCTTAGAGGAAATTGAGGAGATGCGGAAGCACTCGACAGGTGGATGGTGGGCATGAGCCTTCCTTTCTTAGAGACTTGCCGAAAATGGTGGGACAGAGACTTCTCCACCTTCCCATCTGACAACATAGGGTTATACAGGTATAAGGCCCAGACCCAAGCCGACTACTATGAATATATCCTTGGGAAGTTGGCCGATGTAGATGACGCTTACTTCCCGTTCTATGTGCCAACCGTGACCAAGGAATGGACTGAGGAGCAGAAACAGGATGTCATCATAAGGCGGCTCTTTCTTGATATGGATGTGCGAGAGAACGAAGAGGGTAAGAAGGACACTTTGGAGTCTATATGGGAAAAGGGCCGCTTCTTCGCCAAGCGGTTCTGGCCCAATATGGAACTCTTCTTCAGTGCTGGCAAGGGCTTCCACTTTTATGTCCACATAGTTCCTACGACTTATGGTGAGTTGCGTGAGCATAGGGAGACGCTCTATTGGAACTTGAGCACTTGGCTCCAATATTTGATTGACAAGCGCACCTTCATCAGTCTGGATAGAATCTGTCGCATAACTCTGACCAAGCATTCTATAGACCCCGACTTCCCTACCCCGATACGCTGGAAGGTTCCCATCCGACCTGAGATGAATATGACTGAGATTCTGAGATATAGCCAGTTTCCGACCAACTTCAAGGACGACTTTCTGAGGCTATATGAGAGGCCCATAGAACCCTTGGACTATAAGATATTCTTACGGTCTCCCCACGAACTTCTTAGAAAGATTTAAATAAGTGAAAGTGTATATTTCTGTATATGCCCTATGCTAATTTAGAGAATAAGAAGAGTTACAATCAGAGGTATAGAGAGTCGCACAAAGAAGAGTTAGTTCTCTATTCCAAACAGTATTATCAAACCCATAAAAGCACAAGTCTTCTCAAGGATAAAGAACGCTATGAGGGAAAGAAGGACGAAATCACTGCAAAACGAAGAGCCGACTATATCAAGTTATCAGAAGACGAGAAAGAGGCGTTGTTCAAAACACAGAAGCAATATCGGCAAGCGCACCCAGAAAGACAACGAGATTACAGACTACAAGCAAGGTATGGGATTTCTTTAGACGACTATAACAGACTTCGTTCAGTCCAGAACAACAGATGTCTTTTGTGTAGCCGAGTTTTTGAGAAGAGTCCAGATGTAGACCATGACCATAAGACTGGACGGATTAGAGGTCTCTTATGTAGAAAATGCAATACTTTGATAGGTCTTTTGGAAAATCAGAATGTTTCGTTATCTCGTTTGCATCGCTTCCTCAAGAGTCCACACCTTATCATACAGAATCCTTAATAAGCCATGTCCCGTAGGGATGCGGATATGAGACCTGACCAAGAGACCTATTACGCTTGTAGGATTCATCCATGCGCTCTCTCCTTTGAAGAGGCCGCTTTCTTAGTTGCGCTTCTAGCAGACTGTCCGATGTGTGGCTGTTGTCTTGGCGCACATATAGAGGTATAAGACATGGCAATAGAGACATCAATACTGGATGAAATGCAACTGAAGAGGCTTGCAACTGTTCTGAGGTTTGGAGAGTTTGACCTACTTACAGGTGAAGAGATAGAGGCGATTGCATTAACTCTTGAAGCCCTTGCAAAGAAGGAAGCGTTGAAATGCAAGAAGTGTCGTGGTCATGGACAACTCATCACCTTTCTCCCAGACGAAGTGCATTCACCCTACTTCATCCCTTGCCCAGACTGTCATGGGACAGGTGAGGAGCCTGAATCCTTAAATAGCGTCAAGACAGAGGGTAAGCCATGACACAACTAACGATTGAGGAAATCCTCAAGAAAGTCCCTGCTCTCAAGCGATATGAGGGCAATCCAGAAGCAATCCGCACAGTCTACGCAGAACTCAATCCAAAGAAAGACCTCAGTGGTCTGATAGAGGGAGAGTTCGTGAACGGAGCCGAAGTCCTTATTGTAAGGATTCTGAACGAATCTTTCTACATAGGATGCCCGACTTGTTTCACAAAGAAAGACGGCATGGAAGAGGGCGTCGTTTTCGACTGTCCTAGCCAGAGATGCAACACACAGAGAGTCGCAACCAAACTCCCAAGATGGTCTATACTGGCCGGAGACGAGACTACAAAGGCCATACTGGACTTCCCACCTTTCGGTTACAAACTCACCGATGGCAACGCTCTGATAGGCAAAGTTGTGGCCATCAAGGGCAATGTCACGGCTTTGAGAGACCAAAAGGTGAAGGGAGAGGTCAAGGGTCAAACGCCAGTCATAATGGTGAGAGACCTTAAGGTGGTCTCCGACATCAGAGACAGCGTTCCAGAGACGATAGGGGAGCGAATCACCAAGTCAACGCTGGCAGAAGCGGCCAAGTTCCCACTTGGAGAGGGGCCAGAAGGTCTACCCAACCCACTCGTCTCACCAAACACAGGGATGATACCTGCACCCAAACTCACGGCTCTTCAGACTTGGATGAACGCTGTAGGCAAAGGCAACCCTGTAGCGGAAGACCAAGTGAAGATGTATGTTGAGAACAATCTCAAACTTACGTTTGCGGATGTCCTGCCTCTTCTGGATAAGAGCCACTCCGACCAAGAGAACAAGACTCTATACGCGCTCAAGCCTCAGAAGTAAGGCTTGGGCCTCTTCTTTCTGACACCTTTAAATAGTCGGTAGTGCTAAATCCATGTAGTATGCAACCGCCCTATCAGCCAGCAGAGCCTCACGAACCTGCCCCGAAGGTAGGGCAGAAGAACTATCCCAACATTGAGAAGTTCAACGAGCAGGTTCCAAACCCACAGACTAAGACAGGTGGGCCACCCCTACCCAAAGCCACAGAGATAGAGAGCTATGAGGCTCAGATTGCCAACCTTCAGAAGCAGATAGACAATCTGGACATGGCCCACGAAGAGTTGTGGAACGATGTGATTTCTGGCCGTTCTCCATTAGAACGGAGCGAAGAGGAGATGGACTACTTCAGGTGCGAGTTCTGTCACGAACTGATTGACCCTGTAGAAGAGTATCACACCCATGAGGGTAGGAAGTATTACGGCCACGCCAAGAATGAGGAAGGGATAGGCGGGTGGACTTTCGACTGTCCCAAGTGCAACGGGACAGGAAAGATAGGTGACTCTGATTGCGACAAGTGCGATGGGACGGGTGGTGTCTACGAGAGTGGGAAGCACTACAAGCCAGAAGAGGGGCAGAACGCATGGTGCTATCGTCACGACAAGACAGTGAACGAGCACAACGATGATGAACTCGATGAGGATGAAGAGAAAGGGACAGAGAACTATGAAGAGAAACCAGAAGGTTGTGGCCCTGATTGTAAAGACCCTAATTGTGACTATGGTGGCCCCTGTGATTGTGGGGATTGTGAAGGTTGCACCGATGAAACAGGAGATTGGATTCCAGAGAAAGGAGAGCCAGACCCTAGCAATCCAGACAAGGAACTTGATAAAGACCCTGACATCCCAGAGCCAGCCGAGCCTACAGAGCCTACGTCTCAGCACGTTACAGCCGATGGGCTGGACGTTCCAGACAAGGTTGAGATACCTGAAAGGCTCTACAACGACCTCATGATGATGATTGAATACTCCACGACCAACGACAACGAAGCGGGTGGCTTTCTTATCAAGGCTAAACACGGTGACTTGGGAGTTGTAGGGGAGCAGTTTGGCAAGGATAGAGAGATAGTTTTGGAGCCTAACGAGCAACTTCATGAAGGAGAGGAGTTGGTAGGCACAGTCCATATGCACCCTGTCACCCCGACAGCCAGCACAGGGGATGTGGCTGGCTATCTCAACGATGAGAACGAGAAGGTCATGGTAGTTGTGGGAGCCGACAAGTCTATCAATGTCTTTTTCAAGACCTCTTTCACGGCAGAGGGCGACTACGGGGATGAGATTTCAGACAACTTCGAGCAGTCCGATATGGGGATGCTGGCAGAGGGTCTGGGCTTTATATGGTATAGAGGAGAGGAGTCGGATAGGACTGTCCTCAACATCATCACCAATGTAGTGGATGATGTGGAACTGAATGTCGTGGACGAGACTTGGCCTATAGAGGACTTGGTAAAGGCTTTGGGAATCAAAGGCGTAGACCAAATTCCTTCCGAATACAGCACCAAGAAGACTCCACTCAAGTTGCAAATTCCCTTCAGTTTCCGTTGTAAAGATGCAATTCTTACAGGATAGGGGATATACTATATACCCTTTAAAAGAGAACCCTTATAAGACATGGAATCGAAGGGTATGCTATGTCCGTAACCTCAACAGAGATAACCGACTACCTCAAGGACAGGGTGATGTTCATCCTTTCGGCCCTTGAGTTTGCCGTAGTGGGCGGCATCGGCGGAAGCGTTGTTGGCTACTTCATGGGCTATCTATCGCAGATACCCTTTGTAGGCAACCCTCTCGCCACCCTTGGTGCGCTAGGCGCAACCGCAGGGTTCTTCGTCCCATTTGTAAAGAGGGCAATCAAGTCTGCATAGACAACTAGCCCTCTTTCTCTTTTTTTCCAGTTTACTCCATAGAAGGTTTATAAAATGTTTATATAGTCCAAAATCCTACACAAGTATAGATTCTTGTGAAGATTTGCAAAGGCTGGATTGAAATCCGTGAAGCCGACAACTACTGGCACTCTGTCATGAGAATCACAGCCCTTATCCCTCAAGCCCCAGACGTAACCGCCGTCCTGTTCGATGTGGACAACCTTAAGGCCGTCAAGCCCATTGCCAGCAACAGGGGTATGCCGCACGACATTTCTGACGAAGTGGCCTTTGACTACGACAAGGACAAGGAATGGGCGCACTTCGATACTTGGATTCGGCCCTCTGAAATCGCCCAAGTCTTCAAAGTCAAGGAGATAGTGAAGGGGTGGTCGGTGGTCTTCTCTCTTATGGGTGTCTTGGGAGAGATATACCAAGACCATAACGTGCGATTAATTTGTTGGTTCATATAGCCACAATGTTTATAAACCCTAGAAGCAAGGGATATGCTATGAGGTCGAAGAGTCTCGCATCCTACGCCATAGTCCTGACGCTCATCGCTCTTGCGTTGACCCTCAGTCTTGCTCCTGTATTGGCTTGCACGACCACTTCATCCACCACCCCAACTAAGACGGTAACAGTTACAGCAACGTCTACAGTGACGACACCAACCACTACCACAGTGACACAGACACAAACCAATACCGAGACTCAGACCTCAACACAGAATCAGACTATCACCCAAACTCAGACACAGACTGTGATTCAGAACCAGACCCTAACTCAGACAGAGACGACAACTCAGAACCAAACCCTAACCCAAACTCAGACCACAACTCAGACTAAGACTCACACAAAGACGCTCTCGCCAATTACAGTGACAACTACACAGATTCAGACAGAAACTCAAAATGTCACTGTAACTCAAACCCAGACTCAGACTGAGACAGGGACAGTGACAACGACTACTCTCACAGTAGTCCTCATCAAGATAGGTGGCAATGTAACAATGACAACCACTGTCACCACAACCCTTCCACCTGTCACAAGCACAGTTACTCAGACGGTGACTCCAACAAATACGTCTACCGCGTCTTCAGTCCAGTCCTTCTCCCTTGGCGAACTGTTGGGCATAGGACTCCTTCTGTTCATGATAGGACTCTTGGCTGGCATAATCATTGATGCCGCCTTTCTTGTAGGGAAGAACAAGGAGTCTAGATAACGACTCCGAGCAGATAGAGTATCGTTAGGATTGTGGCTGTGAAACCTGCCGCCCCACTTAAGGTGATGCCAACCTTCTTTGCAAAGTCCTTGTAGTCTGTAGACGTTCTGTTGACCGATTCGAGTTTGCCGATTCGGTCTGCCATCAGGGTGCTGTTGTGATTCATAATGGCACAACTATCCTTAATCGCGTCTACCTTTACTGTAAGTGTGGCTATGTCAGCAGTGCTTTGAGCCATGAAACTGGCCAACTTCCCGTTCAGTTGGAGCAGTAGTTCTCGAATCGTGTTTCCGTTGTCACTCATCATGCTTCACCCTTCTCTGGCTCTTTCGCTCTAGGTTCTGAAAGGATGTCGGAACTAGGCTCTGGCTCTGCTAGGTCTCCAACTGGATAGCCCATCGCTTTGGCATCCTTTAGCGTCTGTGAGATGTTGTTGAGGAGTTCTATGGCCGCATCTATCTTGTCCATGTCGAGAGTCTCAACATCCTTTACGAACTCTTCAATCCCTTTAACAAGGTCGCTTGCGTCTACAAAGGCTTTGTCTAGGGCGTGTTTGACTGCGCCAGCGTCAAGAGGCGTTACTTCCTCTTCTCCTTTTGGCCCTGTTGTTCCTGTTAGTAACTCAAAACATCTATCGCAAAATGGGCCTTCACCAACATCATCATAATGGCCTTTTCCATCATAATGATTAGTGCATTCTATACAAGAATACTCTTCTCCCTTTTCTGCTTCCGCAAGGGCTTCCTCTGCTTCCTTCATAGCCTTCTCGTCATAGTAGGCGTGTTCGACACCCCTCACCTTGTCTATCTCAGTCATAGGGTCATCACGGCTGTAGAAGTCCTCTACCTTCTTGACAGCCTCTTCAGCCTTTTGCAAGGGGGATACCATATACCTGTCAAGGCATATAAAGCGAAAGGGCTATTTAAGGATGCTGTTACTTCTGAGGAGTGGCCTTCTTGAGCCTATCTATCTCGTCCTGAATCGTCTGTTCTGTGAACGGCTCTTCCTTCAGGAACCGCCTCTTGAGGTCTTCGATTCCCTCTTCGAGTTCTTCTATCCTCTCATCAACATCCTGTTCTCCCTTGGTGAAGATGTCGCCCTCTGCTTCTAGCGGTCTCTCTCCCTCTGGCGCAGTTTCTTTTCCTAACTCAGACCCCGGTTGGCCGGGTCTTGAAGCCATCTCACGGTCTGGACTACCGAAGGTTGGAGTCCCTTCTCTAGTCATTCCCTGCCCACCCACACCTGCCATCGGTGGAACGGTTTCGCCTAACTCTTCAGTCAACTCATCTTCATCTATAGGCTCGAAGCCTAGTGCCTTTCTCACTTCATCTCTGGTGAGGATGCGGCTTGCATACAGAGGCATATAGGTCTTGGCCTTGTCCTCAAGGGAGTCCTCTTTGACTGGCTTCCAGATGAACTTCGGAACGTCATACTCATGGATGAGTTCGTCGGCCACTTTGCCATACAGAGACCTCATGACCATTATCATCACCGTCCTCTCTAGTTGGCTGTTGAGGGACTGGCGATTGCTGTTGATGAATGTGAAGTATCCTCTCTCTACTGTCTGGGCTGTTGCCCTGTTCAGACCCGCAGGGTCGGTGAAGAACTTCGGCACTGAGAGAGCGTAGGTTCTCATGTTGTGGAGCCATTGAAGCCAGAAGGATGTAGACTGCATTCTGTCAATGGGTGGGTTGATTGGCTCTACATGGATTGGGGTAGCGGCTCTGACTACGATGGACTGTCCCGGCTGGCTAGTCTGGAAGTATTTCCTCACTGCTTGATACTGTGCCGTAGTCACTTCCTGTCCCATTATGCCTTGGTCATTCATGCCAACATGGACTAGGAACATGGGCTTCAGGAAGACGTTCATGATGGCTCCCATCGTCTCTTCATAGTTCTTCATGAGTTCCTGATGGAAGAGGATGGGGCGTAGCATTGAGACACCGTAGACCGATTCATACGTCCATGAAGTGGGCATATAGCGGAGATGAATCATCTCATCTGCTAGGAAGGTGACTAGAGGGAACACATAGTATTGGACGTATCCAAGGATGGTTCCATAGGCATCCCTTCTGACCCGCATATACATGGGGTCAAGGGGCTTGAATCGGGTAATCTCTCCGTAGGGATTCTCCAATTTGTGGGTAGGATACATCTTGTTGTGCCTATCCGCGATGTCCACTCTGTCTGTCCACCAATAACTGTCCTGTCCGTTCTTGCCTTCGACCTCATAAGAAATTCTGAGAGCCTGAAGGTCGTGGCCAGTTTCGTGACAATACCAAGTTCTGACGACCTCAGTATACGAGTTGCCGAAGACTAGCATATCCTTCACCATTATCTTCAGAAGGTTGAGGAAATCGTGCCTATCAAGAAATTGCTTGATGTCCTTAATCACAGTAGGCAGAGGATAGTCTAGTTCGTAGCCTTGAGAGATGGTCATCTGGGTGTGGAAGTCTATCGTGGCCCTAATGAAAGGCTCCTGAACGTAGTATTGCTTGTATTTCTGGTAGTCTTCTGTCGGGACTGCACCCCATATCTTCTCCCATACAGCAACGTAAGGATAGACTGTGAACCCAAGTCCAAGTCCGGGCAGTTCCTTAGTCGCATACTCTTCCCAAGCAAAGTCTCTCCACCAAGCCTCACCCCTCTCTATCTGTCCAATCTGCGTTTCGATAGGTGGTTTGTATGAGGCGGATAGGGTGGGGTCGTCCAGACTCCTTGGAGAACCTGTTTGCCTTGGGCCGATTATCCTAGTCGCTCGTAACGCACGAATAACGGCGTTCTCGTCCTGACTGGAATCTTGTGCCGCAGACATCCTTATCGAAGGTATTTAAGCGTTCTGCTCTATTTAAGGATTATCTGGGATGGGTAACTGCCATCTGCCCTCACGGAGCAGACCCACTCTCGTTTGTCTGTGGTAGCAAGAGTGCTCGAAAGTTGCTATCCATCCCAAGGCTTATATACAACCAAGCCCTTTTAAACCTTAGTATGAGTGACAAGTCGGTTACGAAGACCCTTGATTGGCCTAACCACCGAGTAGGTTCCTCACCTTCAGACCCCATCCGGTTTGAGGATGAAAGGGAGTTCAACCCTGCCATAAGTGAGGGATTTGAGGCGATGGCAGACGAAGACTGCGACCTACATAACAAGCCCTACAAGGAGCATTCTCAAACCGAGTTGGATGAGGATGTCACGGAAGTCATGCCCGATGAGAAGGGAGAGGTCAATCCTATGACCGAGCCTCACGACATTGCGCCCTATGACCAAAATAAGGTGGTTGATATAGTCAACAGGATAGAGTCAACCCAAGACTATGAGACCCCAGAGGACATGGCTGTAGATGTTCAGTATCTCATTGATACAGGGGTCATCTACGAACTTCAGGGTTCCTACCAACGGCTGGCTCAGTCTATGATTGACGCTGGCCTCTGTCATGCCCAGACCACAATGCGGGAACAGCAAGACCCCTCTCAACAGTTGAATCCTACTAGCCAACAGAACGTCACACCCTTCAGTCAGGGCCAGTATATGCCGTCTGGAAGCGAGACGATTTCACCAATCATGCCTCAAGCCCCTATGAGAGAGGAAGACCCAAGCCTTTGGGTGGAGCCTTGTCCAATGTGTGAAGGCACTGGCACGAATGAAGTAAGTGGCCGTCCCTGCGATTATTGCGAAGGGAAGGGTAAGATTCCTAAATATGAAGAGGGCGGAGACATAGACGACACGACTCTAGAGGATGTGCCAGAAGACTGTGGGCCTAGTTGTTGCGACATAACGGATGAGGGCGGTTGCGATTGCGGAGATTGTGCAGGGTGTCTGGGAGACGAACCTAAAGTAGACTGGCGCGATTTGGATGAGGAACTCAAAGACCCACGCATTGGGATAGACAAAGAGAAGGGGAAGGACAAGGAGAAGTCCATGTCACCAGAGGCCCAGAAGATTTCTGGCACTGACCCCGCGAGTGTAGAGGCCAAGGAGAAGGCGAAGCCCAAACTTGAGGTTGATGTCTCTGACAAGATTACCGTTCTAGGCAAGACGGGTTCGGGCAAGACCAACCTCATCAAAGTCCTCATTTCTGACATTCTGCCAGACTTCAAGTTCGTCATTCTGGATGCTCTTGGCAACCTCAGTGAGTATGACGGCCAGCCTAACATGGATTATCATCAGGTCACGCCTTCCGACCAAGCGACTGTGGATGAGGTAATCTACAATGCTCTCGAAGCAGGAAACTGTATGGTCGTCATGGATGAGGTAGACCGCTATTCAGCCAAGCCAGATTCGATGCTCAACGAGTTGGTGAACTTGGGTCGGAACTATGGTGTCGGTGCTATCTTTGCGGCCAGACGCACAGCCGATGTGAATAAGGACATCTTAGCCAATTCGCCTTTCATCTTCACGTTCCAACACATCCTGCCTCAAGACCTAGACGTTCTGATTGACTGGTTCGCCCAACCTGAAGAGACCTTTAGAGACCTACAGGAGTTTGAGGCCATACTCTTCAAGGACGGTGAGCAGGTATGGGTAGGCAAGGTTCCAGAGAAGCCAACGACCAAGCCCACTGCCAAGCCCAGACAGCCCAAGAAGCCGAAGGGTAAGGATAAGGACAAGGAGCCAGAGGATAAGGAGAAACCAAAGGAGAAGGAACCAGAGAGTAAGGAGCCAGAACCAAAGGAACCAGAGTCAAAGGAACCAGAAGCACCACCTGAAGAGAAGCCAACAGAAGAGCCGCCCGAAGAGGAGCCGCCCGAAGAAGCCCCAAAAGAACCAACTGAAGAGAAGACTGAGGAGAAGGAAAGGGTGCAATGGTGCGCTGGATGTGGTGGGCAGTTCGAGTCTAGGAAAGACCTCTTCACCCATCAGAGACAGACAGGAGATTCAGGAACTATAGAAGGGACTGCGGAGAAAGCAGAGGAACGCCCGTTCAAGTGCGACCAATGCCCTGATGCTTACAAGTATGAAAAAGATTTTTTGAATCATATTGTAGAGAAGCACTCATAACTCTTAAATACTAGAGTCACCCTTCATATACTTGATGTCTAATTGTAGAGTATGCGGAGCAGTCCTAACTTCTGCCAATTGGTGGAAGGGAATGCAAAGACATAACAACAAAATGTGCAACTCATGTAACTCGAAGAAGACTATTGCTTACCGTAAGAATCGTTATAAGGATGACACAGAGTTTCGTGGCCATGAATGTGCGAGAGGTAAAAGGTCTAGAGATAAACTCAAACTTGAGACTTTTATTCACTACTCTGGAACCAATCCACCCCAATGTGCCAATCTCTTTGGAGAGCATAAGGAACCTTACACAACGATTGCCGCTTTAACTATTGACCACATTGATGACAATGGAGCAGAAGAGAGAGAACGAATCTTCCATAACAAACATAAAGCAGGAATTGACTTTTACAGGTGGCTCCGAAAGAACGGCTACCCAGAGGGATACCAAGTATTGTGCTTCAACTGTCAATGGATAAAGAGAGACAAAGACTTAAAAGGTAGGATACCTCAATTACTTAGTTGACAAGCATGGACAGCACTGATGCGTTTGTTCTCGCTACTGCCTTTGTGTTCGGTCTCGTCTATGCTCTCATAGAACTTACTTTCGTTCACGCGCCCACCTACCTTTCCTTTGCTCTTGGCCTTGTTTTGGTAGGTGTAGCATACATAAATTATGAATGGAAGTTGTGGGGAGCAAGCATTTTGGTTGCCACCGTTACAACCATCCTTGCCTACAACCTTTGGGAATACATTCTGAGGCTGTAGAAATGCTTATAAGGCATTGAAGTGAGACTCTATTCATGGACAAACGGACACTGAGAGCGAGAATCGAGAAGAAGGACATCTCGAAGAACGAAATCGCCCAAGTGATAAAGAGGCCGATACCACCCTGTATATGCGGAAGACCTGCCTATAGATTGAATGAAAATTACCCTTCAGTGTGTAGTCAATGTAATGAACCTGATGGAGTTTGTGAATGCAAACCTGTTGACGAAAAGACGAAGACGCTAATATCCTAGAGGCCGTTTCCCTCTAAGTCTTCCAGCCTTGCATTGAGAAGTATCCCTCTCAGCACATCTTCTGGAAGTCGTTCCTCTAAGGTTGAGATTTTGTAGGCTTCGTCAAGGGACTTGAGCAGTGGGTCTATCTCAGACCGATTGCCTTTGTATGGCTCGAAGAAGAGGTTCCCTGTGTTGAGATAGGAGATTCCCATTCTCAGCAGTCGTAGTATCATGTTGACCTTCTTGGGTCTGAAGTCTAGTTCGTCCTGATAGAGTTTGACGTTGTGGACGGCCATCCCTCTGCAAGAATGGTAGAGGTTTCTAGGCGGGTGCTTCGTGAAGAGGTCAACCAGTTCCTTGTGGACAGGGCTAGTCTGTTCCACGATTGGAGACATCACACCTATGACGAAGTTGAGGTTGCCCTTTAGCAGTTGGTTCACTACGGTCTGTATCTCATGTCGGGCTATGTCTCTATTGCTCTCCTTGTGAGGCTCGAAGAAACTTCGTATCCCACCCGTCCCTCTGAGCAAATCTAGGGTCGGGGTCTGGTAGCATTCAAAGACATCCGTATCGGAACCCTTATGTTCCATACTCCATATGTGAGCACCTGTCACTGTTTTGAACAGCACTTTCATGCTTCATTCAACCTCTGAATCTGTTGTTGCACCTGTAGTAAGCAGAGACGAGACCACACTTCGGGCAGATGGTAAGCGGTATCGGGTCTCCCCAGAGTTTGACCTCTCGACCTTTGAAGACATGGACACCGTTCTTGCCATGCGGTGGCATACATTCAGGAAGTCCATCCTTCAGCCTTGCTCCATGTTGGTGGCTGGCTATCGTGCATTCCTTATGGGGTTGGCTCATGGTGTATCTCC